GTTCTAACTTTTATGGCGTGTTCTCGCCACCACTCAAAGAGTGGATTTTAAACGGGCACCGAGTATGAAGGCGCACCAACAAATCTCAAGAACGAAAAGTCCTCGCCAGCAGCGACGTCAAGAACCAATGATTGAGGAGGAGAGTTTGCTTTCTCAACCTCAACCACGTGTCCGCGGACGTAAGTGCCCTCCATGTTATTGGAAGAAACACCACCCTGCCGAGACCTTCGGAATGAGTAAAGAAAATAGTTGTTGGTGTAAAAAGGAACTTCATATTCGACACCAGCGTTTGTCCACGGTGCATAACACACCGTGCCCTCCAAACGAGCTGCAGCGTAATTTGGAAAATAGAGTATTTGCACACTCTCGCTGAAACTGCTAGAGGCGGGGTGATTTGAAATCCGAACTTGATGTTGTGGATTCGAATTCATGTAACCACCCCCTACTTCGTAGAACCCGTTTAAATGAGCTCTGTACCGAAATGAACCCCTCATACCCAAATAGGAAGGAGACAGATATGACAAAAGATTGGGCACAACTGTCCAACCAACATTGCCATAATCCAGTCCCCAATCAGGAACATTTTTAACAAAAATCCTGAGAAAGCAGGGTATGTCACTGTAATTGTCGGGAGTGTTTATGGCCCTCAAAGTGACATAGCGTCGAACTAACGCTCTGAAAGAGATTGGTATCTCCCCAAAGTGATGCTCGGCGCAATGATCGACAATAGCAGTGGAAGGGTTCAAAACGGATTGCTCAACTGGCTCCGCGAAGTAAGTCCCATTGGAATTGGTCACAGTGCTGGAAATGGAAGACTCAGCATTAACGACCACAGGCAAGCGCCTCTCCGTGGGAATATTATTTGCAGTCAGAAAATTAAACATCATGTTATCTGACCTGACGTACACATTGATATCGATTGTGGAACCGTCAGGCGACTGCAATTTGGTGAAAGGAGTGACCCCAATATAGCCATTGGAATAGCCATTACGATACGTGGGATCAAAAACTCCGACCTCGTTATACTTGCACGCGTCGGGAGGGCCGACGAGCAGCCATTCGCGGTAAGTCGTCCAATCAACCTTAAGCTCAAAACTCTGGGTCTGCTGGATGTCAACAATATGAAGAAACTGCTTGTTGTACGCGATGTCCGTCGAGGTTATAACACCAGGGTTGAGATTCGGTTCGTAATATATGGCAATCTTGCCGCGATGAAAATTCGAACAAACTATCTCAAACCTAAAGATGATGTCTCCTCTCCAATACTGAAATGGAGCCGAGGCGAACGCAAGAGCGGTGGGTTGAACATACCGCTGGCCACCTGTAACGTACTGAGTGCAGATGTTTGGGTTAACACGTGTGGTGAAGATGGGACTACCCATAACTGGATTAGTGGGCGCCCACTGAAAGGTACGAAAGAATGTGCTTCTGGCAGTCATGTGCCGTATACACATCTCATCTTCGTCACTCCCAGCAAGACGCGGATCCACTGTGAGTTCCTGTTTGGGATCTAAAACTATACGTTGCACCGTGTCATAACCAACAGTAAGAGCACCGTTCTGGTACGGCTCATTTTTGACATAGACAGGAGAATCGATCATGACGGGTTTCGACCAACCAAAGAGAGCTGAGATTGAAGACAGGCCAGAAAAGGCTATTTGGCTCGCTCTCGCGAAGACTCCTATAGTTGGAATCCTCGTGAGAGCGGCTGAAACCTCAGCTGCTCTGGAGGCAAAACGTTCGACAGGACCGGTTTTTCGCTCGTCGCTTATTCCTGATTCAGTGTTTACGACCAATTGTGTGGAAGTCGGACAACCTAATTCCACATCAGTCATCCACGCGAAAACCTGAATGTAAAGATTGGTCGGAGTGGTGGAAACCGCCCCGACATTGTTCAGGTCAACGATGTATAAGTCGCCAGCTTCAACTAAATCTGGAAAACCAGTTCCAGCGGTAATAGCACCACTAGAAGTGTCGAACAGCCTAAACATTGGCTTGTTAGCTATGAACGGAATGTCAATGTCAAGTGGTCTATTCTGATTGACAACCATTGTCGATGATCCCCTAGACTGTGAAAGATAATTGTAGAAAAGGGGCCTAAACCCAGCATCGGCTGCAGCGTTCGCAGATATGTTTATAAGCACATCATTGTAAACTGCTAATGGTTGGTAACTAACCAGAAAACGACCATAATGAAATGGAGATCCAGATATGGATATGCGAACCTTCATATTCGCTCTCAAATACGCAAAATTGCGCAATTTCGAACGAACAGAAGGAGCGCGAGTAAACAAGTCCCAAATTGACAAGATTATGGGAGCATTGTATCCAAGTTTAAGTTCGTCCTCGTAAAGACGGACGGGTCTGGACAGAAACTTTGAAATATCAACGACACTATCCTGACCTAAGCTGGGTCTCTCTGTCCTCCCGATCATAGTGGTTAAACTGTCTTCACCCATGACCTCGGTAAGATTCTGCTCAGAGTCAACACTGACGGGAATACCCGACCTCTGCTCACCAAAAACTGCAGATTCAGAGGTAACAATCCTGTTCTGTAAAATTCCGTCAATGGATTCCAAAGACTGAACAAGATATTTGCGTCTCTCCAAGTACTTGAGACGTAAATTGCCTGCCGTACGAAAAGCATAACTTTCTGACCTCAAAATGGCCTTACGGATATCAACTTCTCGCATGCTGGCAAAACCTCCTCTATCCATCTCCAACGTGTCCTTACAAATGGACAGTTGGTTGGTGTAAAAAGCTCGCAGAGTATATAGCGTGACTTCACCTTCAGGCTCGGAAAAAACGGCCTGGTAATTCATTTCGAGTACGTTAGCAATCCCGTAATACTCAGCAGCGTTAGGATCATCAAACCACTGAGGAGACGTATAGATACTAGACTCGCAATCAACGTCATCGGATGAACTGCGGTCCGACCAACTAGACCATATCTGGTCATAAGTCGGCAAATCTATTTTGTTGTCACCGAAAATCGGCGCCGTCACACATCGCAAAGAATCTGCGAACTCAGTGTGTGCATCACGGTTTAAATGAAGCGCTGCTTCCCACAAGGCGGATCGAACTGTGCCCTCAAACTGAACCACGACTGAAACGCTGTCGGAAGGTATATACCACTGAAGAGATCTGACAATAGAATTGATGTCCAAGGCCATAACGTTCCTACACTCGTCAGAACGGTAGACGATTTTCCTCTTTATAAAGGAACACGTCCTAATGTTCATAAACTTTGTGAGAACGTTATTCTTTACGGCGGGAGTAAAAGGCATCCCATACCGCTCAGCACTAAACTCAGAGTAGGTCAGATTGTTATATTTCTCACTAACTTGCTCTGAGACGTTGGCAAGAACATCATCACCATAGGTCAAAGGAACCACGTTTTGAAAGAAACTCTCCTCTCCAACCAGATACCTGAAAGCATACATGAGCAGGAGAACGCCTCTAATAGAGTTATTCTCCGCAGTGCCATACATTCCAGACGGCTGAAGGCCGGGAACCTCGAATAAATCATCGAGCATCGCAACGGTAGGAAATTGAAGATCAGTCAAAATACCCCGCAAAATTTGCAAAGATGAAGGCTCATAACCAAGGCGTTCGCACAAACGATAAATGAAGTCATTCGAAGCCATGGCGATCTCAACAGGCATACTTTGGTCGAAATTTGAATAATCTCCCTCCATAATATTCGGAGAAAGAGAAGTCATAATGTCATGTATATAATCACCAGCTGTATGAGCATTAATACCCACAGCCGTGCAAAATGACCTAGACTTCTCAACCATTAGAGTATAAACAGGAGAAAGAAACATTCGACAGACAACCAAAAATGCCATAGGCGACATATAAAACAGCCTCGTTTTCCCTTGCGCAACCTTGGAGACTGGACGGGCCTCGTCTTTCAACTGGGCCTTGTAAATAATGTGTCCAGATTCCCCATTGGCATAACGCTGGAGTAAAGAGATAACCTCATCTTGGAGTTCCTGGTTCATTAAACGTGATCCAGGTTCACCAATAAAATAGTCTCTCTTCTTTCCTTTGTAGCCGTACGCAGCGGAAGTGTTGAAGTTCATTGGCCGAGTAAAAGGATCACCAGTAACACCATTTATAGCCTCGCTCGACGGTATCGGATGTATCTGAACACCGCCCAGTTGAGGTAAAACGTGATTCAGGTACTCATCAACGCAGCCCTTCAACACAACCTGATCTAGTGAACATTTTTCTCTCCCAATCTTTGCAAGAGCAACATTGTAGGGAGAGATATATTCACCGTCGCGATTGACTGCCATCATAATCGGACGAGCCCAAGGTTCGCCGGGGAGAATAGACTCCCCCTGATACCAAGGCATGGCTGAACATAAACGACTCAAAGTGTCGAAAACGTCCGGACCAAACCCTGTCTTAACCAGGCGACTTTTAGACTTGACCATAGTGCCACGACCGTCATTGCCGAAGTAAGAAACTGCGCCAGCATCAACGTAACGGAAGCAAGACTTAGGGTGAGGATCTCTGACGTCAATATTGGCGTGAACCACGGAATTAACAGGAGTGAATATAGTATTCAAATTCCTGAGCTTTGTCCGAAGATTGCAAAACATTGATCCATAACCATGACCATCAAGCCCGCCGGAATGAAAACCAACGAGAACGGGACCGTTTATATCAGCGACAATAGGATTGCCACATCTTCCTGGACCATGATCCCGACAACGATACTCCCAGCACTTCTCAAGAGAAAAATTGCTGAAACCGGTGGCGCTTTTGAAAGTAACCCCGGATACGGCGTGTATTGACACATCGCCTCCGAAAGCAAACGCATTATAGTTCCGAGCAGTATAATCCCCATCAAAAAGATGTGGTCGAATGTCAGAAAATCTGTCACTAGCTAAGGACACGACAGAAATATCGTCCCCCAAGTCAGTGATCAATTCTGGAGTCAGAGTGGTATATCTAAATGACCCATTTCCTTGACCAGTACCAATCTTCACGGCCTCGTGTAAAGCATGACTATTAACAACAGCAAAATTGGAAAATAAGCCTATGACATGAGTATTACCTACACGATCATCCGAATAATGAATGCGACATACGCGAACATTGCGCATAATCCTATCATATAACTCGGGGAGAGCACCCGTAAAGGCTGACTTCTTTTCCAACGGAACTTGAACATTCCATATGGTAGAGTCAATCTTGTTTGGAACTCTCTTACGGCCAGGCAGAACACCTATTTCCTTCTCAATCTCAGTCATGGAACTCTGAGCACCAGCCAGGATGAAATTCTTTGCGGTGAAGAAGACTTTGATGATATCATATGCTTGATACAAGGAAGCTCCGAACATAAGAGCTGTAACGCCACCTTTCAGCATAGACAAATCATCAGAGGAAACAGAGTAGATGTTGCTCACAAACTTTTTCCACCAATACATCTCCTCATACTTAGTCCTATCAGCATAACGTGACAAAACGTATTCCTTACCAAAAGTGAACCTGATGAAACGAGACAGGAACCAACGCTTGACATACTCATAAAAGTCCCCACAACAAGAAGTGAAAGTTTTAAGAAAATTAGGGGCCTTATATCTCCATGCTATGACGAAGGGCGTCTTTACGGCGAGCCAGACATCATAAAGTCTGGCATCTCCAACCCTCCATCGATTATATGCAGAAGAAATGATGAAATACCAAGCGGACCACGCGATAATGGAAAAGTATAGAGTTTCAAAACCCATCTCGGCATTGACTTGCCGGCAAATGCACTTCTTACCAGAGGACAAAACGCACTCCAGTGTGTGCTTCTCATCCAAAATGTCAGAAGTGTCATGAATGCCAACGAAAGGACCGTCGGAACCATCAGAAAACGCCTCGACATCAAGATCGCTATGCTCACTATCCGAAGAAAGATAACCCCTCTCAATTTGCCTATCATTGTGCATTTCATCGAGAGATCTGGCACTTCCATCAGCGTCAATCCACTTACTCTGAGCAAGAATATACTCAGCGACAAGAGCATCCTGTTTGTTCTTGGAAGCCACGTAAGCGGCTCGCGCCGCTTCTGTGTATTTCTCCATATTGTACTTATCAGGAATAGACTCGAATCGTTCATTTCTACTGATGCGCTCAAGGAAAAACTCCCTAAACTTATCAGAGTAAGTGAAAATGTCAATGGATGAACTGCCGAAAATTCGCTCATCAACCCACGTGTTGTTACTAGTGGGCTTTCTGACGTAAACATCAAACAGCCACCTATCATGAATGAACTCGGGGTCTTGAAGAGACTTGTCCGGATCTAATCTACCAGATTCACCATCTGTGTAATCCTGCTTTACAGTAGCTCTGACAAAGATGAACCGGCGGTAAACAGCCGCAGGATTCATCTTGATCTTATCTGCATTAAGCGAAGGGTTATTAGTATCGATCAAAACCAGCTCAGGATAAGCAAAAACTTTGTTCTTCTCCCCAAAAGCCATGTTGACAGGCATAGGAATGTCGTCAATCACTGACAATATTTCTGACAAAATGGTATCAGGTTGGGTTTGAGCTCTTTGAGGAGTTTCTGATCCAACTTCTCCATAATGAATGTAGGGATGCGAAAAAGGTTCATATTGCTCCCAATACTCAGAATGAAGTGTCCGGTGATAGATGTATGACGGGTCAAACTTTCTGCCTCGAACCTCCGCATGCAAAGCAGCGGTGAACATAAGTATGTTGCTCTTCCCAATACCCGGGGGACCTTCAAAAATGATTCCCAATGGGGCTGACCTGACTTGAGCTCTGAGTTTACACTCGAGAGAATACTTTATGGTGCTTATCTCGGTAACAGCTTTTGTCAAATAAAATCGATTCGCCGGGGGGCAAACCTTTAATTCAACTTCAGCCATGCCGAGGTAATCATTGCACTCACGTACATACTCTCTAACATCCTTCTTTCCCGCTTCGGGAACCCCAGAATAGAGCATATCCTTGTATCTCAAAAGCTCGCCATAATTGCGCATCAAAAGGTCAGAATTGCTTCCTTCCATAAGAGCAGCTTTTATCGGCATGCCGTTATAGATCCTCTCACCAACCTTAATAAAGTTCATGAGAGATTCAAACAAAAGCAAAACCGAATCGGCGATAGAGATCTTCTTGTCAGGCTTTCCAATGACGGAATAAACATGTTTGGCAATATCCTTATCGAATACATGCCAACTCAAGACCGACATAATGACGTTGCGAATAGCCACAAAAAGGGAACTGGTGACAATACGATCAAAGAATTCCTTACCCATGTTCAACACTTCAGAAAGTGAAGCTTCAGCGCGGACCCAATACTCTTTGGCCACGCAAGATAAAAGCTCCCATATAAACTGACATTGCTGAAGCATTCCTCGCGAATTGAAAGAGATGTTTATTCGCAAAGAATTGTTGAGAGCAAGAAGAGCAGCATAGACGTCAATGGCACCACGAGATCGATAAATCTGAATCAAACAAGTGATGTAAGGCATGTATGGACGTAACTCACGCTTGTCACCAAACGGACTCAACATGTCGACGAGAAAATCGGTAATCTCAAAGGCCGACTCAGAGTTCACAACTCTATGCCGAGGAGAAGCGTAGCGCTCTCGATGGTAATATACGGAAGACCGTTGACCAAGATTCACCTGAGCAACACTGACAACGGGGTTCGCGGATTCGGTACGAACAACTGCACGACGAGGTTTTCTATACCCCATCTTCCACTTACTAAGACGCGCTCGATCAGTCTTTATGCCGTTAACAATACGATAGACGTTTCGAGCGATATCTCTTAAAGAACGAGTAATCTCGGGATGAAGCTTTTTAAAAATGTAAGCTTCTCGTAAAATCTTCTCGCTCTCGTAAGCTGTCCACTGAGGACCGGCCCGTTTCAGCTGATTCTTGATATAAGCCTCGTCAGAACGAGTGAACTCATAATTCTGACGCTCCCAACTAAACTGTCGTTTAACAAACGGTTCCAGAAGAGATCTCCAACTGTCATCATAGGAATAAGGTGGAACGTCAACGGGAGGAGCAAGCTCCACAACATCCGTCTTGGTCTCACCAGAGGAAATAGAATTTTCAAACTCCTCGACAATAGGGTGCAGTGGACCCAAAGGCAAAGCAACAGAGGTAGTGACATTAGTGTCTGGAGGAGCAAGCTCAACAACATCAGACAACTCATCAACATCATGCTGAGGGATGACGTCACTGACATTATCATAAACAATGGGAGCAACTTCAATCCATTCCGCCTCCTTAAGGTCGCGAGACCTATCATGTCGGCGCTTCCTCTGTCGCATTCTTCTGCTGGTCTTTTGCTCACTCTCAACCTGCTTCGCTATTCTAGCGTTTTCCTTGCGGTTTTGAGAGTAAGTGACAACAGTCGAATTAGAGTGACCAGTCGTGACCTCAGTCGCTTTGATTTTAGTGGCCTTTGAAATTGGGACGACCACGTTCTTGGAGCGACTATTAGCCTTGATGATGTCAGACAAGGGTTGGCTTGTTATTGTCGCCTTCCCAGTATCTAAATCAACGAAACCGGTATACCGTCCATTGACAATAGTATTAATGTCTGGATCATCAACCTCAATAAGAGATTTAACATCACGACCTGGAAGTCGCATTTTAGTGCGAACATCCTGACCGATGACAACGGTTTTGGACAGAATTTTAGAATCCTCAAGCTCGGCGTGAGTTTCCTCACACTGACGCAAAGCATTCTCACAGTCCTTCATTAGAGAAGTAAATTGCTTCTTATCCAAACCTAAATCTCGACGAGAACGACTCCCAATAGTTTTCAAGAACTGAATGGGGTCACAAGTGGGCATATCCAAGTTGTAATCGTGCAAAATTCGACCAATAACAAGGTTAGCCTGAAGAGAGTCATATTTGGGCCTGACTTTGCCCTCGACCTTTTTCTCTTCAGTCAAAATCCCGGCAGCTTTATTAGCTTTTCGAGTCTTAACTTTAAGAGAATTCTTGCGCTTAACGTCAGAACGTGTACGCGCAACTGAAGTCGTAGATGATGACGGAGCAGGGACATTTGGAGTTTGAGTGGGACTCTCACCCTCATGATCTGAATCATCATCATATTGTGGTACGTAAGTGGTGTAACTGAAACAAATATCATTATTAGAGATAGCAATTCACAATACGCACTAAAACGTGCCGCTGGATAGAATTATCCCCAGCAGTGACAACAAAAGTTAGTCCAATAGGATACTCTCAGATGTGTTGTGTCTGACACAAAATGATATTACCTAATGGCACTCCGTAATTTTGCATGCTCTACGGTATAATGAGCAAAACTTCGTAAAGAAGGTCCGTAATTTAACGTGCTCTACGGTATAATAAGCACAACTCTAAAAAAGAGAAATCCGTAATTTTACACACTCTACGGTATAATGAGTGTAACTTCAAAAGAAGAAATCCGTAATTCTACATCAGCTACGGTATAATGCTGAAAACCGTGATATAGCTCACGTGGGCAGTAGAAATTAAGGGGGGGCAAACACCTCCTCCTAAGAAATCAAATCCAGAGTTAACTGGTAGTGAAAGAATCACTAGAAAAAGGGCTGTACGCTCACAAGACA